CGTATCTAAATCCCTAATAGCCCCTGAGCGACCGGTGATTGAGTTTGCGAAGCGGACTGCCATCGGAGAAGCGGAAGTTTCCGCGTTCTCCTGACGTCAAATCCGGTCTTTCGACTCACTGATGGGGAGAGCATGTGTCGCAGCGGACGTTGTGTCCCGCCGTGGCATAAAGCACCCTCTCAGAGCCTTTAGGGCTATCACGGGTCCGCAGTGGGGTCCTGTTCCCTCAATCGCCTATTCCTTAATCTCTTTTGCAGGGATTTTAGTGAATAGAGGATTGGTCCCTTTCCAGACGTTGGCGGAATTCTTGGTTGACCCTAAGAATCCACTTCGAATGGTTGGGGGGCGGATCATAGCTAATGTTCGGATAGGGTTTCTCGAAAATTGAGTGTCTCAGTATTGAGGTGGAAAACCTCTCTCTAGACCCAAAATTAATCGGGTTGCCCTTGGCCGGTTACTAGCGTTGAATCAGGCCGCTGCGCGTGGATACATCGAAGATTACATCGTCGATCGTTATCGTGCTATTGAGTTAGTACTCAAGAACCACGTTGACGAGATGAGTGCAATCGTAGAAGTAGGAAATGTGCACGGTATGATTCCCAAGGAGTATCTCCACGATCTATTCTTTCCAGGGACCCGTTATCGGGACTCTGTTAAGCTGGTGGACCTCGACTCTTTAGAGTTCGAGGACCTAGTAGCTCGTGCTGATAAGCTGGACCAATTAATAAGAGAGTTGACCTTCTATAAGATACCGGTTAAACGGCGTCTTATGTTGGATGACTCCTTAAAGTTGGTTCGGCTTATCGAGAAATCCAAGAGAAAAGGGTCTCTAGCTTTTGATCTTCGATCTCCACCACCGGGATCCCACTTTGGAGTGGATTTGTCCCGGCTCGGAGAGACAGGGTCTTTTAATAGATACCCAATATCTTTTCGATAAGATCCAGCCTTCGAGACCACGGTAGTACCGTTCGCTCAGTAAGGTGCGGTTGAGGTGGCCTGACATTGGACTTGATCTCTTCCAAGGAATGGAGAGTGGTTCAAGGCCCGCCCCAGAAAATTTTCTGGTCCGGGGTTCCTGTTCCAGAAGAAGGCAGATGGAAATCCCATCTGTATCTTTCCCTCTTTCTTGGTTGAAGCAATGATCCATGCAGGGGCTGAGGAACACTATCCTCTATCCTTGAAGCACGGTGGTGTCAGCCTAAGGGACTGACGGACCGTGCAACATTTCTTGGTGACAAAGCCTTTGCATGCAAAGGCCACATC